GGCAGCTTTCACATCTATTCACGTGATGTGGGGGGGGGGGGTTGGTGGTACTATTTACAATAGTGCGGCGACCGCTGCTGTCTCGCCCGCTTCAAATAGGGCAGGTAGTGCCTTTTCGGCGTACTGTACTGCTCGCGTTGAGAAGTTGCTTAGTGCTCTATTTGCTAGTGGGGTCGCGACTGATCGCGCAAGAACGTTCATTGCTTGGCTTCCTTTCTCCTGGATGTAGTGTCCTATGCGTTGTAGCAAGCTCAAGTGTGCTTGCTCTGGATGTTTGGAAACGGAGTTAACTGGCAATGCGTTCCTGATGATTGACATGGAGCTGATATCTGAATGTGAGACGGTTATATTGTCGATTTGACCCAAATATTCTATATGCTGGTAGACTTCGTACTCGAACGGTGCTGGTCCTAAGACTCCTGCAGCGTTGTATGTACCCTCAATCGCAAATCCGAGCTCGAAATTGCCTTTTGGAGGAGGCGTTTGCCCGGCGCTTAATGCGAGGTTTGGGTAATCTGAGTATTCAAATTCTTCTGGTCTGACTGGTATATAGGTGACACAGTGCCAATCTCCGTCGACTCTCTGCATCTTGGCGTGAGAGAATGTCCTGAGTTGGGTGAATGTTAGATCTTTAATTGTTCCGTTCTGTGCTTGTCTATATCCTATAACTTGGCCGCCCATGCCCAACTTGTTGCCTATATATCTTATGCGGAGGCCATAGCCCACTACTCGCCCTGAGACGAGTGTTGAGGCGCCTGATTGTCCTTTGAAATCGCTTGATGTATATGGTAGTTGTGCGTATGCGACGCCATTTCTGCCTGTGCCTAAGTCGGTAAAAGTGTTACCTGCGAATGTGGAATTACTGTGTTGTATTGGCTCACCATTGTTGACTTTACATTGTGTGCACCCCATGATGAATCCGGATCCGTGTGTTCCCGTGGTGAAAGTTCCACGAGTGACGGCCTGCACCTTCTTCGATGGTACGACGTGTAAGTCTGGTATGCATACTTCCTTATTCAAGTTGAATGGATCTGACAGTGCCATTGCATATCCCATGGCGCACTCCGATAAAGAGGAGATTGCTGTGTGGATAGG